TGGAAAAATCGCAGTCAATAGACCAGATGAAACACCGGAAACACCGAAAACAGAGGAAAAAGAGTCCTAACAAGGACTCTTTTTTAGTGCAATAAAAATAATATGCCTATATCATAGTACAAAATGTATTAGGCGGAAAGAGGTATAAAATGGGTAAAAAAGGTATAAAACAATATGCTCGTATTGCGTCAAAATACGGGACAAAATTCGAGGGATATAATGTGCCAGTTGGCGCGATTTACGGACGTGTTTTAATTCCATATGAAAAAGGCACAGAGTATATCTTTTTTATCTGTACTCAACCTAAAAATATTCGCAAGGATACTATGCCAATTTATGTTTTAAAACCGTCATGGGTAAGCAACAGATGGCGCGAAATGCTCATAGGACGTGAACATCCGGCATTTACCGCAGTCGCAAATATTTGTCACGAAATAGGCGGAATACCTAAAATCAAGACATTTCAAGACCCAAAAGTAGCCGAAAAACGCGCCGAAAAAGCCATTGACAGAGCTTATAAACAGGTTTCACATCAATATGGTTTACGTCCGGTTCCGTGTAATGGCGTTCGTATTAAACCAGAATATGATAGTTATGTAACGCCACAGCAGGCGCGTATTCCGTGGGATGAATTAGTACATGATGAAGAACAAGTGTCATATAACAATGATATTATTTGTCCTGAATCTATATCTTTCAGACCTTTTGAAGGATACACTGATACCTATGAAGCACGTCGCAGAGACGGCATGAAAATCAATCAGATTAAGTGCCGTCCTGAGAAAGTTGAAAAACGTGCTACAATTGTAGTAAAAATTAATGGTAAAATCATTGATTAATCATACAATTCCACCTATAATGAGAGGAGATGATGTCGTGGAGGTGAACTAATATGATAATTGATACTAAACAATATAATTTTTCAGAGTGGGATTCCAAACGCCGCGAGCGTGCGTTGCATATTATGGATGAACATGTGAAAAAATACTGTCAACCGTCAACCTATGATTATTGGTCTTGGCATTCCGTCGGCAGTGAGGGTAAAAAACCAGAACAAATAGCTTCTGAATACAAAGAATATTCAGAAGATGAGAGTAAATTTATACAAGCTCTTTGGGCATTTTACATCTCAATGACTGCTAAAGATGAATATGCATGGTCCAGTGACATAGCAAAAGCGTTTACAAAATAATAAAGCTTCTAAAAAGGAGAGCGTAAGCTCTCTTTTTTAGTACACAAAAATCAGAAAGGCAAATAAATGTTATCACGCATAATATCAAATCCACCAATCCATCCCAAATATCAGATCTGTCTCATCACACCAGCGGGCAGATCCGGTACAATCTTACGTCACCTATATACATCACCACGTACAGGTGCGACATATTTCAGTCGCCATCATGCTAATAATTACACACATGAACAGGCGACAGCAGTATTACAAAATCTGCCGTATCCAGACGCGTTCATCCAGTCTGAATACGACTGTCATTACCGTGAGACAGACGAACGCGGTAGCATCAAAGATTACATGTGTGCATAACAGCACATAAGTAATAAGTAACTAATTAACCATTAAACTTGCTATCCCTTATTCCTGTGAGGAGCAGACTTTTTCCTATCGGAAATTGCAAGGTCGAACCTTGATAAGGGATTTTTCTATGCTCTTCTATAATGCCCATGAAGAGTATAGATTTTACCAACGGAAACAAAAAAATATAAGGTTATGCCTAAACCCAAAAGGCAAGAAGAAGAATTATCATGACAACAAAAATTAATTCAGCACTCAACGAAGCAAAGAACATCATCAACGCACTCATGGAATCTGATGCGATCTTCTATGACCGCACAGAGGGTAATGAGTTGTCCGGACGTTTTAATGTCCAGATGACATTTGCAGAATCAATCTGCTATCGTCCACAGTACACAGTGCGCAAGCTACGCAACCTTGTTCTTAATAGACATGGTTCATTGTCAATCCGTACAAGAATTGCACTGGCAGCAGTACTGTCTCAGTGTGAGTTTGACACACATGAGGACGCACTTATTCCGGTGCTGTTTACCAGGAATAAAGAACTTATCCCAATCTACAAACAGTTCGAGAAGAACTGGGGTAAGTTCAATTTTGAAGTATCCTTCATACAGGATACTGATAATTACGAAGATTTAGCACCACGTTATGAAATCAACTTCATGACCGGTGAGTGGACAGACATCTATGAGGAGGTAAGATAATGAAGAAATTAAAGAAATTTTTCACAGAAGAAAGAGTCGATGAAATTTATGAAACCATGTTTGATTTAGCCATGGGACTGGGACCAGTACTCATGGTAGTAATCCCAATCCTTTACGATGCGTTTAAATAATAATAATTTAAGGTTATGCTTCAGCCTTAAAAGCACAGGAGGAAATCATATGAAAAAATCAGAAATAATCAAAGCTTTTAATGAATTCGTATCCCGTAACTTCTTCGGATACAGTGCACACACGTTGTACCAGGAACTCTGCCATTCATATCCGGTAGAAGTATCATCACAATGGGTGTATGTCAATATCTGGCATACATTTATTAACCAGGACACACCAGAAGATATTGATATTGCACGTCATGTAGCGTGTATCATTATTGGTGATCCGAACTTCGAAATTCGTGCTCTTGATGTTCGTGATTATATTGAGTACTGTATGGCTACTCAGGAATATGAGCGCCTTGCAGTTCTTGCAAATGATGCACTTGACCTGTATCTCAAGGGCGTAATCAGTCTGCATGAATTCAAGCTCATCATTGCAGCTAATAAAAACTAATTAAATTATCTATCAGTCTATATGATTTTCATTGACTGGCGGATTTGAAAAAAGGGAAACTTTTTAGAATCGATTTTTCTGGACGGGATACCCCCATATACAGGGAAATTGATTCTAATATACAGGGAAATAAAAGTAAATCAGCTGTCCTATCGGCATACGGGGAGAATGGAGAATAGCCATGACAACAACAACTAATAATTTCAACTTCGTAACATTCTCAAATAACGTAACAGTAGTGAACACTACTCCGCATCCGGTAACAATACAGGATGTAAATGGAAGTCTGATTTCAGTGCCTACAAGTGTGTTGATTAACGCAAAGGCAATTGAAAAACAGGTATCACCTCTGTTTGTAAAAACAGAGTTTGTAGGCACTGATGAAGGAAGGGAAATCATTTCTTCCATCAAAGAGTCTTTCAACCAGAACGCTGTGGCTGGGGAGACTTTAGTAATCATTGGTAGCATTATTGCTGCTCAGGCATATCCGGGAGAAGTATTTGGACTCACTCCAGTCCCAGGTTACGAAAGAGTGGCACCAGATGACAAGAGAATGCGTTGTGACAAGTTCACAACTTTCGCGTAAGGGAGGGAAATAGCCATGACTAAAACAACAAAAACTATCGTTACTGCAATCGTAGTAACAACAACATTATTCTCAAGCTGTACTCCGGTATCAGCAAGAGAAATCACTTCCGTTAATCGTACAGAAACCGGAACTCTTTATGGTTTCAGTGACGGAACCGGATATTATACAGAGGATATTGAGGGAATCAGCACCCTTGATAATCTTTACCCTCTTACCGGAATTGTTACAGAAATCGAATACGATGTAGAACCGGAAGTGGATCTTGTAACAATCACCTGCTCCAACGGAAATATGTTCTCATGGTATGCAGATGCCGGAGATTATGAAATCAATGACCTTGCGTCCTGTATCATGGATTCCAAGGGAACTAAATATGTAACTGATGACGAAGTGTTGCTGGCCCATTATGCAGGTGGATTAAAACACTTCGAACAGTATGCAAATTAAATTGAACACATAAAGGAGAAAATAAATGACAAGAACAGAATATAATCAGCGTGTGATTACACGCAAAAAACGATCAATCCTTATTAAAGGCAGCTTAGGAATAGCTGCTTTTTTAATGTTCGCAAGTATTGTCGGACATATTGATTCTGACGTATATGCCGGAATCCATTCCGTCAAAGGAACTGTTTCCGCATCAGGAAACTACATCCTTGATGAGAATGGAAAAGCATATGATGTATCCGGATTCCAGAGCGGATCCGAAGTAACAGTAAAACTTGATAAACAGGGAAATATCCTGTCTGTTGTAAGCAAATAGAAACGAGGTGATTGCATGATATATTCAATGGAAACTTATCTTGACGATGATAAACTTCCGGTTATTGAGAAAACAAAAATATGCGAAGAAAAAGTAACACTCAATAATCCGGAACTAATATTTAATTTCTTAAATAAATATCTTCGGCTAGGAAACCGGACTGAGGAATATGTGTACCTAATATGTTTTGACACAAAATCACACCCATTAGGCTTATTTGAAATTAGCCATGGGACTGTGAATTCGGCAGTATTATCCCCAAGGGAAATATATATGAAAGCTCTATTATGTGGTGCTACCAATATAGTTATGGTCCATAACCATCCTAGTGGTGATGTTTCCCCGTCTCAAGTAGACATAAACGCTATGGAAAGAATTAAATCCGTAGGAGAATTGTTATCACTTCCCTTAATGGATTTTATTATATGCGGAGATATCAGCTACTTTTCCGCTAAAAAGCAATCAATTCTTTAGAAATGAGGTGAATCACATGGAACGCAACTATAAACTCCGGATCTATTACAAGTCCGGCTTCCAGAAGGGAAACTTAAAAAGAGAAGAGTTCTTTTCAACCAAAGAATCCATGCAGCAGAGATACAGAGAACTCTTCAAACCAAAAGAATATGCTTTGAATCCCACGGCCTGGGAAAGAATAAATGGAGAATGGCTGAGAATGTTTATTACATCAGCCGCATAAGAAGGGAGAAAAATATGAGTTCTAAATATTGCACACAGATTACAACAGGACAATTTATGAAGGCAGCCATGGTCGGTAAACCTGCAAAAGCAGAAGAAATTGCCGACTGGAAAAAGGAATTAAATGAAATCATGATAGATTTCTGTATTCCTAAAAAGGTCAGAAATGACATTATTTCCAAAACGGAAAAAGAAAACCCAAACGATAGTACGTTAATGCTTTACAACAAAGCATGGCGTAAGTTTATGTCAACAATGTAACATTAAAATATAATATAAAAATTAAATTAAACAAAAGAAAGAGGTAGATTAAAATGATGAACTACAAAGCAATCGAAAAATTACTTACAGGAGAAACAGAGAAAGAAAGCAAAGTAATCAGACCGGAAGTATTCAAAGATCAGACAGCATACAACACGGTGATGAATAACTGCCAGAGAATCGGAGGCAAAAGATTCTGCTGTATTCCATTGGAGCTTCTGGAAATTGATGAAGATTACCAAAGAGTATATTGTATTAACATGGAGAAAGTATACTCTCTGGTACGCAAATGGGACTTCAATAAATGCGAACCAATTCTGGTATCTCCACATCCAGAAACAGCAACATTCGCAGTAATTGATGGATCTCATAGAATGCTGGCAGCAGGCATTCGGGAAGAGAAATATGTTATTGCGGTACTTACAGAAGGATTACCTGTGGATCCTATGGAAAGGAAAATGAAAGAAGCCGCATTATTTTCCGAACAGGGAGATGATGTTGATAAATTATCGCTTGCTCAGAAACACAGAGCAAATGTCACTATGGGTGTCAAAAAATATTGCGTTCTTGACAATTGCCTTAAAGGAAGAAAATTACTTTTAAGTGTGCATGAACTGAAGAATCTTCCAAAAGAGAAACGAGATGCATTAAAAGCAGCTGATTACAAAGTCCTCACAGGATATGCAGCAGCAAGAGATGCAGCAGCTCTTACTAATGGTGAAGAGACTCTCAATAATATCTTCGATATTATCGAAAAAGCTGGATGGCATACAGAGCCAAATGGATATGCAGCAAATGTTATTCGCCCAGTAAAAAGTGTTTTGAACATGCATGATAATGATCCACGAGTTGTTAATGCAATTATTGGAATATTTGAGCCAATCAAACCGAACACATTTTTCGCTGATGCACTTTCGAAATATCATGGCAGAAGACCAGCGGAATACCTCACAATGCATCTGGAAAAAGAAGTTGCTAAGAAATTAGGGATTCAACCTTTATATACCGGCGGTGACTTAAGAAAAGTTACTTCTGTAATCAATAGTCAGCGCTATTACGGAGCAACTGGAACAGAAAACAAATAAAACAAATTAAATTATACAGAATATAGCACTTGCATTTTAGTACCGTAAGTGCTATACTCTGCTCAAAGACAAACGAATGTTCGATATCATAATTCAGCTTCGGCATATGCGGCGTGAAATTTAGAGCCGCTCTCCTTCTAAATCGTAGCTGAATTATGCTATTGAGCATAAGAATAGGAGAGAAAGCAAATGAATAAAGCAGAAGCAAAAGCAACAACAGTCACAATTCCAATGAAGGGAAGATACTTTCTTCATAAGAACGGAAGTATCATCCCAGTAACTGACCTGATTAATGCAATCTATCTCATGACCGGAGATGAGAAAATTAATGAATGGGATCCGGATCTTGAGTTCTATATTCGTACATTCTTTGGGAATATCGTAAGAGAAATGTCCCCAACAGAAATAACAGTCAAGAACTTTCTGAAGCATGAGGAGAAAGTAAAGGCAATTAAATTATACTATCACATGCACAATACGGAATCTAATAAATGCACACTGGTAGAAGCCAGAGATTATGTGGAACAGCTTAAAACACAGATGAAAGAGAGAGGCGAACTGTAATGGAAAAAATTAAAAATGCAGTAAAAACAAAAGAATATGCAAAATTTCATATGGAAACCATCGTAGCGCATAACGGTATCCTAGTTGATATCGTCGTGTCTGAGTCCTATGAAGAAACCGAATTTGACAAAATCATGGCCGACTGCAAACGCCAGGAAGAAGAACGTGAGCGTGAACGACGTAGAACCGAAAAAATTAAATTAATCAACCTGTTTACAGGAAAAAGAGTAAGGAGGGAGATCGCATGAATATAATAATAAGTAAAAAAATGCCAGAGTTAGCAGCTACAGATATTGTAAAGTTAAGAAATGGAAAAATTGGGATTGTGCTAGGAAATAAGCATTCTGATAATCATCTTGCTATTTACACAAATAATACTACATGTGTATCTTGTGAAGACTATTTAAGTCATTATGAATTAAATATTCATAATAACGATCACGGTCTCGATATAATTAAAGTATGGAAATCAAATTTTGTAAAGCAATGTGCTTTAATTGATGAATTCTATACAAAAAACAATGCTCCAACATACATAGATCCTGATTGGGAAGAACCTACTATAATGACCATAAAGGAAATTGAAAAAATTATTGGTCATCCGTTCACGGTCATTGAGAAAGAGGTATGCGAAGATGAGTGAAACACTGTCATTCGCAGGATGGAGACCAGGCAATCCGGATCAAAT